TCGATTTAACAACAATTGCGCCCAGTGTGGCTACAACAACTGGTGCAATTGCTGGTGTGTTTAACTGGGGTCCGATTGGTGAAAGAGTTTCAATTGCTACTGAAAGTGATCTTGTAACTTTCTTTGGTAAGCCAAATGCAAATAACTATGAAACATTTTTCACAGCAGCTAATTTTCTATCATATAATAATTCATTATTGGTTGCAAGAGCTGCAAACACCACTAGCATGAATGCAAATGGCACATATGGTGCTTTTGCCAATGTAGGTGCTGTTACAAATACTGCAAATCAAACTGTAAAAAATAGTGTTGATTACGAAACAAATAAACTGACATTTGATGCAAATGTTGTTTATGTTGCTAAGTATGCTGGCGCACTAGGTAATTCACTTCGAGTTTCCGTTTGCGATAGCGTTAATGCATATCAATCAAATGTTACACTAGTAAATACTGATGCAAACAATACCGTTACTGGCACATTTGCTCTATCGGTTGGATCTAACACAGCAACTGTCCAATTTGCGGGTAGTAATGCTGCAGGCGCTAATACCTTTGCTGCAAACTTTGCTTCATCTTTCAGTGCTGGTGATTTAGTCACTATTGGTAATAGCACTGTTGGAACTCAACTTTTAACTTTATCATCCGTTTCTGCTCCATCTGGCTCGCCGCCGACGTTAACAATGAATTTTACCGGAATCTATACCCTTGCTTCTGATTTCAGCGCAAATACAAATCTTACAAGAAGCTGGGAATTCTCGACTTTAGTTGATTCTGCACCAACAACTTCACAATTTGTTTCTAATTTTGGTAATTCAGCAGCAGTTGATACCATGCATGTTGTGGTTGTAGATCAAGATGGTATGTTCACCGGTATCAGTGGTCAAATTCTAGAAGTATTCACTGATGTGTCTAGAGCTACAAATGCTAAATCCGTAGATGGTGCTTCAATTTATTACAAGCAAGTAATCAATGAAGGCTCAAATTATATCTGGTGGGCAAATGATAGAGCAAATGCTGTAAGCAATACCGCATTAAATGTTACTAGCTCAACAAATAATTCTGCATTAAATCTTCATTTTTCTGGTGGGCAGGATGGATTCACTGAATCAAATGCACCTGTTTCAATTCTAGCATCTGGATATGATCTATTCAATGCTAAAGAAACTTCCGACATCTCACTTGTTCTTCAAGGTAAGCCTACTGGTGGTACCACAACAAGTCAAGGTCTAACTGTAAATAACTTCCAGCTAGCAAATTATCTAATCGACAATATTGCTTCTACCAGAAAAGATTGTGTTGTTCTCATTACACCAGATGATACTCTTGCAAGAGCAAATGCAGGGCAGGAAGCTAAATATACCGCTGCATGGGCAAATATCATCCGTGATACCTCATATGCAATGATTGATTCCGGTTATAAATACATGTATGACCGTTATAATGATGTTTACCGTTATGTGCCTCTAAATGGTGATATTGCAGGCCTCATGGCAAGAACAGAAAATACAAATGATGCTTGGTGGTCTCCTGCAGGTTTCAACCGTGGACAAATTAAAAATATTGTCAAGCTTCGTTGGAATCCAATTAAGGCCGATAGAGATACTCTATACAAAAATGCAGTAAATCCAGTTGTGACTTTCCCAGGCCAAGGTACTGTTCTATTTGGTGACAAGACAGCAACAAGAAAACCATCTGCGTTTGATAGAATCAATGTTCGTAGATTGTTTATTGTTCTTGAAAAGTCTATTTCTGAAGCAGCAAAATATTCACTATTTGAGTTCAATGATGAATTTACAAGATCACAATTTAGAAATCTTGTCAATCCTTATCTTCGTGAAGTTCAGGGTCGCCGCGGTATCACAGACTTCCTAGTTGTCTGTGATGGGACAAATAATACACCTGAAAGAATTGACAGAAATGAGTTCTGGGGTGATATCTATATTAAACCAGCTAGATCTATCAATTTTATTCAACTAAACTTTGTTGCTGTTCGCACTGGTGTCCAATTCTCAACCGTAGTCGGTCAATTTTAATTTATAAAGTAGGGGTCAAGGCAAATGGCTTTCAATATTAATGACTTCAAAGCAAGAGGGCTAGCGTTTGGCGGCGCTAGACCCTCACTATTCCAGGTGGATTTAACACCACCGTTTAGTATAACAGATCCGGTAGCTAGTCAAAAATTTACTTTCACATGTAATGCAACTACAATTCCTCCAGCAAATATTGGTTCAGTTCCTGTTCCCTATTTTGGTAGAAAAATAAAGCTTGCAGGTGATAGAGAGTTTGATGATTGGAGCGTAACAGTTATGAATGATGAGGATTTCCTTGTCAGAAATATGTTCGAAAACTGGTCAAATTTAATGAATACTCTAGCATCTAATCTTAAGATTACTCCAGGTAATTCTTATAAGTCAAATGATGCCACTGTTACACAGTTTGCAAAAGATGGCGCAATTATTCGTCAATATTCATTTATTGGTCTATTTCCAATAAGCGTTTCAAGCATGGATTTGAACTGGGATGCTACAAACACCATTCAATCCTTTGGTGTAACTTTTGCATATGACTATTGGGTGCCTCGTAGATCCACAGCCGCACCTGCTTCTGATATTCCTACTGGTCAACCTGGTGCTGGTGCTGGTCTAGCTCCATCAGAATGATAAGTATAATTAGTACAAATATTTGAAAGTAATATAGAATGCGTTTATTCGGCTTCGAGTTTAAAAGAAATGTAGAAGCAGACGTGATTGCTCCGTCATTTGCCCCGAAAGAGGCTGATGACGGAGCACTTATTGTAGCCGCTGGTGGTGCGTATGGTACATATATTGATCTAGATGGTACTGTAAGAACAGAAGCGGAACTAGTAACAAAATACCGTGAAATGTCGCTTCAACCTGAAATTGATGCAGCCGTTGATGAAATAGTCAATGAATCAATTGATATTGGTGAAGATGAACTAGTACAAATAATACTAGATGATTTAGAGATATCCGATAAGACTAAAAAAGCTATACGTGAAGAATTTAAAAACGTTTTGAATATTTTAAACTTCAATAGTAAAGCATATGAAATTTTTCGTCGTTGGTACATTGATGGTAGATTATATTATCATGTGATCATTGACGATCAGGATACTAAATCCGGAATCAAAGAAGTTAGATATATTGATCCCAGAAAAATTAGAAAAGTTCGTGAAATAAATAAAAGAAGAGTGCCAGGGGGCATTGGAAATGAAGCCGTAATTCCCAAAGTACAAAATGAATACTTTATATTCAATGATAAAGGTTTCAATTATGGGAATAAAACTGCTGGTCCAACAACCACAGGCTTAAAGATAGCAAAAGATTCAATAGTTCATATTGTTTCGGGATTGACTGATACACAAGGAACTATGGTTCTTTCATATCTTCATAAAGCCATTAAACCACTCAATCAGCTTAGAACTTTGGAAGATGCTTTAGTTATCTATAGACTTGCACGTGCGCCAGAAAGAAGAATTTGGTATATTGACGTTGGTAATCTACCAAAGATGAAAGCAGAACAATACGTTCGAGATATCATGGTAAAGCACAAGAATAGATTGATTTATGACGGTGCAACTGGTGAAGTACGTGATGACCGTAAATTCATGACAATGCTTGAAGATTATTGGCTACCCAGAAGAGAAGGTGGTAAAGGTACTGAAGTAACTACACTCCCTGGTGGACAAACTTTAGGTGAAATGGATGACGTCTTATACTTCCAGAAAAAACTTTATGGTACTCTAAATGTTCCCGTTAGTAGATTAAACTCAGATGCATTATTCTCTATCGGTAGAGCTACAGAAATAACCAGAGATGAAGTAAAATTTGCTAAATTTTTAACTAGACTTCGTGGCAGATTCTCTCAACTATTCATGAGTCTATTAGAAAAGCAACTTGTATTAAAGCAAGTAATGTCTATAGAAGATTGGTATAACATTTCATCCGACATTAAATTTGATTTTTCTAAAGATAATTACTTTATGGAACTCAAAGACTCTGAAATTATCCAAAATAGAGTTCAACTTGTTCAACAACTTGATGGTGCCAATCTAATTGGTAAATATTACTCAAATGAATGGGTAAGAAAGAATATCCTCAAGCAATCAGATGATATGATTGAAGAAATGGATGAAGAAATGGATGAGGAGTCTAAAGATCCTAGGTGGAATATGGAAATGATGTCACCAACTGGTGATGAAATGCCAGCGGCTGATCCAAGTGTTTCTGGACTACCCCAAAAAGAAGATGAAGCTCCACAAGATGATGATGCAAAAAAGATTGTAGATGCGCAAAAGACATATGATCGTTTGAGCAAAATGAAAAAAAGAACTATACAAGATGAATCTAAATACCGATCAGCAGCGCTGATACTTGCTAGAAATAAAGGAGATTAGGTGAATGACTGACTATACTATTACAGATTTAATAGCATTTAGCTCTCAACAGAGACCAGCGGAATTTGAAGCAGCATTTAATAATGTTATTGCTTCAAGACTAGAAACCGCTATAAATGATAAAAAAATAGAAGTGGCTCAAAGAATGTTCAATAGAGTCGATCAAGAAGAAATAGATATAGAGGATACGGAAGATGGCGAAATCACTTAATGACATTTTAAAAGGCGTCAAGGCTTCTAAAGTAGTTCCAGGTTCAACTGGCACCGATCCAGGTGTAGATTATGCACCAAAAGCTAAAGTAGAACAAGACTTTGTTGCTAAGCACAAAACCGAAAAGCATGAAGATCGAGTAGGCAACAAAGATGATGTCTACAAAGGTAAAACTGAATATGTTTTAGATAAAGCATCAGAAAGTCGTCATGGCTATAAAAAAGATGAGGCTGAAAAAGTCTATGAGTCACTTCAAGAACTTGAAGAAGCTACAGCCAAACAAATTAATGATAGATTAGATTCACTTGTTGCTGCCAAGAAAGCAGAAAAAGCAGGTGATAAAAAAGCTCAGTATGGACATTTAGCTGACTATCACACTAAATATGCAACACATGTAAAAAAGAGTGCTGATATAGCACACCATAAGTCTCAAGCTGAAAAATATAGATCAGCATCAAAGGCTTTTGAAGAAGCCGCTTCATGTAATATGACAAATGAGGGTACACATTGCCCAGTTCATGAAATGGCATCATGTAAAGAATCATTAGCAGTTCCATTACTCGGTGGTGATGATGAATCAGCCGAAATGGCAAAGACCCAACTTAGAGCTCTAGCTAATAAAGCACTTGCTTTAGCAATGCACCTCAATGACGATCAAGTAGTTGAACCATGGGTGCAAGCAAAAATTGCTGTAGCTAAAGATAACGTCACCGCAGTTCATGACTATATGGTCTATGGTAATCATGACAAACCAGAAAAAGAACAAACAGCACCATACGAAGGCGGAATGGATATGTCTGGCTCTCCCAGAAATACATATCCAAACTTTGGTGCTGATGTAAATATTGGGAGAAGTGTATAATGAATATAATTAAAGCTGGTGCTAATATATATTCTGTTACCACACAAAACTCAGTAAATAATACTGCAATTTTATTTGTGTCAACCACAGCAGCTGCACAGATTAATCTATACTCAAATTCTACAACACAGTATGGTTCATTTGTTCTTCCTGCAAATCAATATATTTTTCTACAAAAAAAACCAACTGATTTGGTTTCATCAAATACTGCTGTAAACATCACACCTTCGGCTTATAGAGGTTAAAATGAAGCTTATTCTAGAAGATTCTACAGAATTTGAATTTATAACCGAAGCTAAAGAAGACGGCTCAAAAGATCATTATATCCATGGAGTATTCTTGCAAGCAGATGTTAAAAACAGAAACGGAAGAATGTATCCAATGCCTATTATGGAGCGTGAAGTAGAACGCTATATGAATGAGGTAGTAAAAAATAATAGAGCTTATGGTGAACTTGGTCACCCAGCAGGACCACAAATTAATCTTGATAGAGTTTCACATATGATAACTGAACTCAAGAAAAATGGAAATAATTTCATTGGTAAAGCTAAACTTACCGATACACCCATGGGTAATATTGCAAAAGGGCTACTAAAGTCTGGTGCTAATCTAGGTGTTTCATCTCGTGGTATGGGTTCACTTAAACCAAACAAACTTGGTATTATGGAAGTTCAAGAAGATTTTCGTTTAGCCACTGCAGCAGATATCGTTGCCGATCCATCAGCACCTGATGCTTTTGTTAAGGGCATTATGGAAAATGTTGATTGGCTATATGATTCCGTAAAGGACACATGGATCGAACAAAAATTACATGAAACTAGAAAAATTATGAAAAAAATGTCGATGGATGAAATTGAACAAACCAAGCTTGGCATATTTGAGAGTTACATGAAGTCTCTCTCGTCAAAGAATAATCTTTTATAAATATTTAAAAATCTTTTAGGGAGACAGTTTAATGTCAGAAGAATTAGAAACCAAAGATCTAGATGAATCCGTAGCTTCAGAAACATTGAAGCCAAATTCACGCTCAGCTGGATCAGACCCAAAGTCCAAGATTGAAACAATTACTTCAGTCATTGGCGCTATGCATTCCATGCGTAAAGATGATTTAACTAAGTGGTACACACAAGCAATGTCCCTTATTGGTAAAGAAGCAGATTCACTTCCATCAGGCGCAAGTGCTGATGCAAATGCCTCTTCTATTGATATGAAGACCGGCAAAGGACCAAAGACTCGTGATGCCATGCCAAAACTTTCCGTTAAGGAAGATGTTGAGGAAATGTTTGATGGCCAAGATCTATCAGAAGAATTTAAAGATAGAGCTTCAACACTATTTGAAGCTGCTGTAAATGCAAGAATTATTCTTGAATCTTCACGTCTAGAAGAACAATATGAAGCTAGACTTGAAGAAGAAGTTACAGAGATTGCAGAAGCTCTAGAAAAGAAGTTAGACACATATCTAGATTACGTGGTTGAGAATTGGATGAAGGAGAATGAAGTTGCTATTGAATCTTCTCTCCGCAATGAAATCATGGAAGAATTCATCGACGGACTAAAAGGTCTGTTCGCTGAACACTATATCGATGTTCCTGAAGAAAAGATTGATGTAGTTGAAGAACTAGCCACTAAAGTAGATGAGCTAGAAACAATGCTTGATGAATCCATTACTGAGAACTCCGATCTCAAGAAAATGGTCGCTGAATCTAAGAGAATTGACGTTCTAGAAGAAATGGCAACTGATCTTACTATGGTTCAAGCTGAAAAGTTCGCAGCACTTGCGGAAGGAATTGATTTTACTGGAGACATTGATTCTTATAGAAAGAAGTTGTCTTACGTAAAAGAATCCTACTTCTCAAAGAAGTCAACACCAACCACAAATATCGAAGAAGAAACTTTTGAGGGTGATAATACACTTAACGAAAGTGTAAAGTCTTTTGATCCAGATGTTAATAGATATGCACAAGCTATCGCAAGAACCATTAAAAAGTAAAATCTTATAAATAAAGATAACCTAACAAAGAAAAGGGAAATTCTAAATGTATCTAGCTGAATCACTACAGAAGAAGTGGGAGGCCGTTCTCGACCACCAAGATCTTCCTAATATTAAAGACGCTCACCGTCGTTCAGTAACTGCGGTTGTTCTTGAAAACACCCAGCGTGCTCTTCGTGAGTCTGCTTCACACGGTCAATATCAAACTCTATTTGAAGCAGGTATTGCCCCATCTCCGGTAAATGCTATCGGTAACCCTGACTCCACAAATGCTGGTGCAATTGACACTTTTGACCCAGTTCTTATCTCTCTAGTTCGTCGTGCAATGCCGAACCTGATTGCTTATGACATTTGCGGAACTCAGCCAATGACCGGTCCTACTGGTCTTATCTTTGCTATGCGTTCACGCTACAGCAATCAGGCTGGTGACGAAACTTTCTATAACGAAGTTAATACCTCATTCACTTCAGTTGTTGCAGGTAACTCAACATTTGGTCAACAGTTTACAGGTACTATTCCTGGTCAAACTAACACCACTGCACTAGTAAATACCGCTGCTTATAACACAGGCTTTGGTATGCCAACTGCTACTGCTGAAGCACTTGGTTCCAATAACTCTGGTGCAGGCGATTTTGCACAGATGGCATTCTCAATCGAGAAAGTTACTGTAACCGCCAAGTCACGTGCCCTCAAGGCAGAATACACCATGGAACTTGCACAAGATCTAAAGGCAATTCATGGTCTAGATGCTGAAACCGAACTTGCAAACATTCTTTCAGCTGAAATTCTTGCTGAAATTAACCGTGAAGTAGTTCGTACAATCAACATCACCGCCGTTGTTGGTGCTCAAGATAACACCACAACTGCTGGTATCTTCGACCTTGACACCGATTCTAACGGCCGTTGGTCAGTTGAAAAGTTCAAGGGTCTTATGTTCCAGCTTGAACGTGAAGCTAACTTTATTGCTCGTACAACTCGTCGTGGTAAGGGTAACATTGTTATCTGTTCCTCCGATGTTGCTTCAGCTCTACAGATGGCAGGCGTTCTTGACTATGCTCCAGCTCTTAACTCAAACAACCTACAAGTTGACGACACAGGTAATACCTTTGCTGGTGTTCTCAATGGTCGCCTAAAGGTTTACATTGATCCATATGCTATCGGTGGTAACTATCTAACTGTTGGCTATAAGGGATCTTCTGCATTTGATGCTGGTCTGTTCTATTGCCCATACGTTCCTCTCCAAATGGTTCGTGCAGTCGATCAGCAAAGCTTCCAGCCTAAGATCGGCTTCAAGACTCGTTACGGAATGGTTGCAAATCCATTTGCTCAAGGTATTACAGCTGGTAATGGTGCACTCACCACAAACACCAACCTCTACTACCGCAAGGTAATTGTTAACAATCTTATGTAATCTGAACTTTTAGTTCTAATTACGAAAATGACCCCGGAGGGAAACTTCCGGGGTTTATTTTATTCTAAAATAAATAGCAATAAAGGAGGATTAACATGTCAGTTGTTGATAATAGACCAGAAAATATGAATTTTCTTTCACCACTTAATTTTAAATTTCAGATCAAAAGAACACCATCACTAAACTTCTTTGTGCAAAAAGTCAATCTTCCTGGTTTGACATTGCCAAATATAGATGAAAATACCCCATTGATTCGTATTCCATATTCAGGTGATCATTTGCTTTTTGATGAGCTTGTGGTAACATTTAAAGTGGATGAAAATTTAATAAATTATATGGAAATACATAATTGGCTTAGAGGTTTGGGCAAGCCTTCATATGAAGAATATAAAAATCTCAAGTCAAAATCTATATACACTGGTGAATCACTTAATTCAGATATATCACTTTCAATTCTTACAAGCTATAAAAATCCAAATTATGAAGTTATATTTACAGATGCATTTCCTGTTTCATTGAGTGGTATTGATTTTACAACCACCGCAGAAGATATTTCATATCTAGAAGCAACTGCTACTTTCAAATATTTAACTTATACCATCAAAAAAACAAATTGACAATTGTTCTTATTTAGTTTATAATATACTATTATTGATTAATGGAGATATTTGTGAATTTTGAAGAACTTTTCAATGAGTGGGATAAAGATTCAGAACTAGATAAGACTAGATTGGATGATGAATCTCTGAAAATTCCAAAGCTTCACCATAAGTATTATCGCCTTTTTGTGGTTGAGAAATCAAAACTGAGACAGTTTGAAGGTGATATGAAAAAGCTTAAACTTGAAAAACATGAATTTTATAGTCAAGGGCATAATGATGAAACCAGAGCAAAAGGATGGAAACTTCCAGCTAAAGGAATCATTATTAAGAATGATGTTCCCATGTATGTAGAGGCGGATACAGATGTGATAGACTTATCACTTAAAATTGGTGTTCAACAAGAAAAAATTGAATTTCTTGAGTCAATCATAAAGACCTTAAATAATAGAGGTTATAACATAAAAACTGCAGTTGAATTTATTAAATTTGTGAATGGATCATAATGGATACGGTAACTATAAGAAAATATGATGAGGTATATAATAAAATAGTCTGTGATCCAGGTATTGCCATGGAACTTGCAGATCATTTTACGTTTGAAGTGCCTGGTGCAAAGTTTATGCCTACTGTTCGTAATAAGATATGGGATGGAAAAATAAGACTTCTTAATCCACTCACATGTCTACTTTATTCCGGATTAGCAGAAGAAGTCATAAAGTTTTGCCAATCCCGTAAATATGAATGTGAATTAGATGGAATCTCTAGTGATGAAGAGTTTTCAATCCATGAAGCACAAAAAAGGATAGAATCTCTAGGATTGACTAAAACTCCCAGAGATTATCAATTAGATGCATATGTACATGCAATCAGAAAAAGAAGAGCAGTACTGCTCTCTCCAACAGCATCTGGTAAATCACTCATAATATATCTCATAACAAAACATTATAAAGAAAAAACTCTTATCATAGTTCCAACTACATCTCTTGTTCATCAAATGGCATCCGACTTCAAAGACTATGGTCTAGAAGAAGAATGCCACAAGATTATGAGTGGTGAAGAAAAGATTACAAATAAAAACATTGTGATTTCAACATGGCAGTCTATATATAAACTTCCACAAAGTTGGTTCAATCAATTTAAATTAGTGATTGGAGATGAAGCACATCTATTTAAAGCCAAATCTCTCACTACTATTATGACTAAACTACCCAATTGTAAATACAAATATGGTTTTACAGGGACCTTAGACGGCACCGATACTAATAAGTTAGTATTAGAAGGGCTGTTTGGTCCGGTCAGAAAAGTTACAACCACAGCAGAACTCATGAATAAGGGAACTGTGGCTCAATTGCTAATTAAAGCATTGGTTCTTAAATATACCAATGAAGATAAAAAACTTGTAAGCAATTATGACTATCAAGCTGAACTAGATTTTATAGTCACTAATCCAAAAAGAAATAATTTTGTTAAAAATCTAGTTCTTTCACTTAAAGGTAATACCCTTGTATTCTTTAACTTTGTTGATAAACATGGTAAAATTCTATATGATTTAGTAAAATCTGAAGCCAAAGATAGAAATGTTTATTTTATATCCGGTGAAGTAAGTGCCTTAGAAAGAGAAGAAATAAGAAAGTCAGTCGAGAATGATAGAAATTGTATTATCTTTGCTAGCTCTGGCACTAGTTCTACTGGTGTTAACATGGTAAATTTACAAAATATAGTATTCACAAGCCCATCAAAATCTAGGGTTAGAAATCTACAATCTATCGGGCGTGCTCTCAGAAAATCTGAAACCAAAGTAAATGCCACTCTTTATGATTTAGCTGATGATTTGACCTGGAAGTCAAAAAGAAACCACACACTCAATCACTTTATTGAAAGGATCAAAATCTATAGCTCCGAGTCATTTGACTACAAGATTTATAATATTGATCTAAACTAATCCATTATTTCCTTTTCCTCAATGCCTATTATACCTATACTATGAAAGTTGTCAACCATGAATTTAACCACTAGACCAAAAAAACATTACGTGAACAATGCTGATTTTGTTAAGGCTTTAAATGAATATAAAGAAAAACTTAAAACCAATCCAGAAGCCAGGATTCCAGATTATATTGGGATATGCATAAGCGCCATTTGTAACAAAATGGCAACACGCCCAAACTTCTCTGGATATACTTTTAAAGAGGAAATGATAGGTGATGCCATAGAAAATTGCCTTGAGGCAGTTGGCAATTTTGATCCTGCAAAATCCATAGAAAGATCCAGAACATCGACGGTTAATGCATTTGGTTATTTTAGCTGGATAGCATGGAATGCTTTCATTAGAAGAATAGCAAAGGAAAAAAAGCAGACTTATATTAAGTATAAGAATATGCAGAACCTACAAATATTTGATGACTCAACTGTAAATCCATATAATAATGAAGCTACAAATCAAATTATAGAGGAGTTCGAATCCAAGTTGACAAAAACAAAGAAAAGTGGTATAGTAGGGATAGAAAAATTTGTTGATAACGATTAAGGACTATCATGGAAATAGCTATTATAGCCGATACTCACTGGGGCATTCGTGGTGACAATTTAACATTTATGAATGCCACTAAAAAATTCTTGGATGATATTTTCTTCCCTGAACTTGATAAAAGAAATATCAAATGTGTTGTTCATTTAGGGGATTTATTTGATCGTCGAAAGATGACAAATACAATTACAGCACATCGTTTAAGAAAAGATTTCATCCAGCCAATGATTGACCGTGGCATTGATTATCATCAAATTATTGGTAATCATGATACCTACTATAAAAATACAAATGAAGTAAATGCTGTTGATGAGTTCTTCAGTTTTAATAGTATGAAAGTATATCGTGATCCTATCGAAGTAAAACTTTTTGATGAAAAAATTTTAATGCTTCCTTGGATCTGTGATTCTAATAGAGAAGCAAGCATGAAAGCAATTGCTGATTCTAATGCTAGATACTGTTTCGGTCATTTAGAATTGGAAGGGTTTGAAATGTATCGTGGGCATTTTGCCACACATGGTGAAAAATCCACTTTATTTGATAAATTTGAATTGACTTTATCTGGTCATTATCATCATAAATCAAATAAGAATTCCATAGTATATGTAGGATCACATGCTCAATTTACATGGTCTGATTACGGTGATGATAGAGGATTTCACATTCTAAATTTACAAGATTCAGAGTTGACATTTATCAAAAACCCATATATAATGTTCAATAAGATCTTTTATGATGATGTAGGTGTAAAATCACTTGAACCTCTAATAAACAAAGATTGGAACATTTATAAAAATACTCTTTGTAAAGTGATTGTTCAAAATAAAACCAATCCTTATTGGTTTGATCTTTTTTGTGAAAAATTAGAGAATGCAAACCCAGTTGATTTCCAGATTGTGGAAGATCATCACAATTTAGACAATATTAATGAAGATGAATTAGTGGATGAAGCGGAATCAACCATGGATATTTTTAAGAAACATATATCCCAACTAGAAGATTCTTCAGTCGATGTAAAAAAACTGGAAAAAGTTATTACAGAACTTTATAATAAAGCTATATCAATGGGTGTAGAGTGATAGTATTTAAGAAAATCCGTTTTAAAAACTTCCTTTCAACAGGAAATCAATTTACAGAAATCGACTTATATAATTCTGGTAATACTCTTATTGTCGGAACAAATGGTGCTGGGAAATCAACACTTCTTGATGCTTTAACTTTTGGTTTATTTGGTAAAAGTTTTAGAAATATCAATAAACCACAACTTATGAATACTATAACCAAACGTGATCTTTTGGTAGAGATTGAATTTTCAATTGGTAAAAATAACTTCCTCATAAGAAGAGGAATGAAGCCCAATGTATTTGAAGTATTCTGTAATGATTCACTTCTCAATCAATCTGCTGAGATGCGAGACTATCAAGAAATTCTTGAAAAGCAGATTTTGAAATCAAACTATAAAACATTTTGTCAGGTTGATATTCTTGGATCGGCTTCATTTGTTCCATTTATGCAATTACCTGCCGCTCAACGAAGAGCTGTAATTGAAGATTTACTTGATCTACAAGTATTCAGTAATATGAACGTTCTATTGAAAGAACAGATTCAGCAAAACAATCAAGATATTCTAGAAAATTCTTATAAAAAGAAAATTATTGATGAAAAGATGAAGTTCCTCAAAGATCATCTTGAAGAACTTACAAAAAAGAGTGCAGCTTTTATTGGGGAAAAGAAAAATACTATCCAAACCCTTAAGGAAAATATTGTCGAGAAACAAAAAGATATTAGATTAAATAATGCTAATATTAATCAATTAGTTTCCTCAATTAAACATATTGACTATTCTACTGTAAAAACAAAACTCTCAAAATTTGAAACTTTGAAAATTGAATTAAATTCTAAAATGGATTTACTTAATAGAGAAATCCATTTTTTTGAGAATCATGAACATTGTCCAACATGCAATCAAAATATTGACTCTAAGCTTAGTTGTGATAAAATTGAGAATGGGCAAAAAAGAATCAAAGAACTTGATGCTGGTTTGATAAAACTTAATACAATGATTTCAGAAATCAGAGATTCAATTATGTTTTATGATTCTACAAATGCAATTATTATTGCGCATAAAAATACTATTAATTCAATAGAATTGAGTATCAAGCAAGTTGAATGGAAAATTTCCTCAATTGAGGAAGAAATCAAAGCAGCAAGTGAAAATATTTCCGATTCATCTGATTTAAAAATTGTTGATTTGGAAAAAGAACTTGCTGATGTTGCTAAAGAACATAATGATCTTCATGAACATAGATCAGTACTATCTCATGCTGCATCCCTACTAAAAGATGGTGGTATTAAAACCAAAATCATAAATCAGTATATTCCAATTATTAATAAGCTAATTAATAAGTATCTATCTTCTATGGATTTCTTTGTTGATTTTCAATTGAATGGACAGTTTGAGGAAACAATTAAATCCAGACATCGTGATGAATTTAGTTATGCTTCATTTTCAGAGGGTGAAAAACAACGAATTGATCTTGCTCTACTCTTTACATGGAGATCAATAGCCAAACTTAGAAATTCAATGAGTACAAATCTATTAATTTTGGATGAGGTATTTGATTCAAGTCTGGATAACAATTCAACCGAAATGCTTATGCAGATTTTAAATACCATAGGCTCAGAGTGTTCTCTCTTTGTGATTTCGCATAAAGATCATTTAATTGAGAGATTTCCAAATATTATTAGATTTACAAAAAATAAAAACTTTAGCAGAATTGAGGGACAATAATATGTTTTTATCTATGCTTTATAAACGAACTGCAACAGGTGCAGTTCAAACATGGGTTATTGAGGTTGAAGGTGATTCATGGAGAACAATTTCTGGTCAACACGGTGGCGCTATGGTCACCTCAACTTGGCACAAATGTTTTGCTAAAAATACTGGTAAAAAGAATGCTACCACAAATGAAGAACAAGCTGTAATTGAAGCAAAAGCTAAACATAAAAAGCGACTTGAACTTGACTATTTTGAAAGCATGGATGATATTGATAATGATATCTATTTTAAACCCATGCTTGCAGCAAAATATAAAGATCGTGTAAAAAAACTTGATTTTAAAAAGCAGGTATGGACACAACCCAAACTAGATGGGATGCGTTGTATTGTCACAATGTCTGGAATGTATTCACGAGCAGGTGAACAAGTTGTATCTTCACCGCATATTCATGAATATATGCTTCAGAATGGATTTTGGGATCAAGATGAATCTTTGGTCTATGATGGCGAGCTATATAATCATGAGTTCCATGAAAATTTCAATGAGCTCATGAGTATTGCTAGACAAACCAAACCAACGGCAGAAGATCTAAGCAAGTCAAAAAATCTATTACAGTACCATATCTATGATATCACTGGTGAAAAAGAAGAAACATTTAATGAACGATTTGTTTCCAAACCACACCAAAATAGCACATGCGGAACAATTCAATTTGTTCAAACCGATGAAGTCAATAGTCTTGAACAAATTGATGCTATGTATGAAAAATATCTAGAATTAAATTATGAAGGACAAATGGTCCGAGTCAATGATTTATATCATAATAAGCGTTGCAATACACTCTTAAAAAGAAAAGAATTCATTGATGAAGAATATAAGATTCTTGATATTGTTGAAGGTAATGGTAATCGTGCTGGTATGGCAGGTAGAATTACTCTTCAGAAGGAAGATAAGCGTACCTTTGGTGCTGGGATTAAAGGATCACATGAATATTGTAAAAAACTATTACTTGAAAAAGATAAGTATCTCAACAATAATTCAGAGGCAACCATTCGGTATTTTAAATTAACACCAGATGGAATTCCTCGCTTTCCTGTTGCTGTTTATCTTTATGAAAATGGTAGAAAGGAATAATGAAAGTTATTATTGCTGGAAGTCGTAAAATAAAAGATCCTGAAATAGTTTTAAATGCTATAGAAAATTCTGGCTATAATATAACTGAAGTTGTTTCTGGTAAAGCCAAAGGTGTTGATACCATAGGTGAGGCCTATGCTAATATGATGGAAATTCCAATAAAAGAATTTCCTGCAGAATGGACTAAATATGGTAAAACTATTGCTGGACCCATCAGAAATAAAGAAATGTCCTTATATGCTGATGCTGCAATTATAATTTGGAATGGTACCTCAACTGGTACTCATAATATGATCCAAAATATGAAAAAAGTTAAGAAACCATATTTTTTAGTGAAAGTTAAACAATGAACTTAATTGAATATACAGACCCAATTTTAAAAGAAATTAGCAAACAATTTGATTTTCAAAATCCACCATTTGACGCTCTTGAGTTCTCTCAAGAGCTAGTTAAGACAATGTATGATAATAATGGGATTTGTCTTGCCGCTATTCAAGTTGGAATCCCTCTTAGAATATTTGCTATGAGAGGAACACCAGAGAATTTTGTTTGCTTTAATCCAAGAATTGTGCAACCCTCAGAACAAATGATTCGACTTGAAGAAAAGTCATTGACATACCCTGGCTTATGTGTTAAAGTAAATCGACCACAACATTGCAGAGTAAGATTTGCTACTCCGAATGGTGAGGTTAGAACAGAAACATTTACAGGGATAACAGCTCGTGTATTTCAACAATCCATGGACTTTCTTGATGGGCAGCTATTTTACTCAGCTGCTAATTTTATTCATCGTCAGCAAGCTCTAAGGAAATGGAAGCGGTAAAGTGAATATTTTCTATCTATCAACTGATGCAGCCGAAGCCGCACAATGGATGGTTGATAAACATGTTGTCAAAATGATTCTAGAATCAGCACAACTATTATCTACAGCACACCGTATTTTAGATGGACTTGAAGTTTCCGGTAAATCCAAGACCGGTCGTAATGTAAAGCGTTGGGTACTAAATGATGGGCGTGAATCTATCATTTATACTGCTACTCATGTAAATCATCCTAGTGCTGTTTGGTGCCGGCAATCAATTGAAAATTATAATTGGCTTGTAGAGCATTTTCACGCTTTAGGTCAAGAATATACATATCGCTATGGTAAGACACACAAATGTTTTCAGGGTGATTTAGCATATATGCTATCTTCACCCCCAAACAATCTTAAGAACTATGAATGGACTAAAATGCCATCGGCTATGGCTGATGAGTATAAAATCAGCGATGATCCCTTGACAAACTACAGAAATTATTATAAAGTAGCAAAATCACGGATGCACTCGTGGAAAAATCGTCAACCCCCAGAATGGATTATATAATATGGCTAATTTTTTAGAAGAACATGGTTCTACTTTAATTGTGTTTGTTACAGGAACAATTGTACTTGTATCGCTAATCATCGGTGTCTCTATTAGTACTATGAATGGTAATCAGCATTATTATGATGGTATGGAAAAATGTATTAATGCAAAAGGAACATGGATCCCTCAACATAATGTTGGTATTTGTCTAGTAAATAAGGTGTAAAAAAATGACAAAATATTCACTCACATTTCAAGAAATTAATGCACTTACCAGTATTCAAAATAAGCTTTATGGTCAATCCAAGGAAATGGGTTGGCATGATAAACCACGTGAAATTGGAACTAGAATTGCACTTTGTCATTCTGAGCTTTCTGAAGCACTAGAAGGTGCTCGTAAAAATCTAATGGATGATCATTTGCCTTCTCGCAAGATGCTTGAAGTTGAACTAGCAGATTGTATTATTCGTATCTTTGATCTTGCCGGTAGTGAAGGTCTAGACGTTGCTGGTGCTATTGCTGAAAAGCATGACTATAATGCCAATCGTGCTGATCACAAGCGTGAAAATCGTGCAGCAGCTGGTGGTAAAGCTTTCTAAACATGCTACACGATAGTGAGCGTAGAACAAAAACTGGTGCACTTGGTGAAAAATTGGTTGCACGTTACTATCGCTCACTTGGTTTCACAGTTGAAGAATCATTAAATCTTAATGATAGCAAAAAAGATATGCTTGTAGGTAATAAAACATGTGAAGTAAAAACACAACAAGTTTGGCATAAAGAAAACTCTTTTTCTATCAGGGTAAATCAACTAAAAAAATGTAATGATGTTGATATTCTAATATTTGTGGAAACTCCTTCTAAATACAATCAAAATACCGTTCGACTACATGAAATGCCAAAAGATAAACGAAAAGTCAAAACACTTACAACATCAGATGGTCGAACAATGCACTTATTCTCTAAGAATAATGCTATTCTATTAAAAACTATTACTGATGAAGATATCGTAAAACAATTTGAACGATATTCACTTTCAAAATGGAAATAAAGATGGAAATTAAAGACACATCAAAAGATTACGAGGACTTAATTGGCTTTAAATCAAAAGAAACAATCCCTGTAAGTCTTGCTGAATTTCTTGGCGAGGAAATTGATACCAAACCAAGAATCAAACCAAAACCGGTGGATAAAGAATATCCAGAAGATTGGCAAAATCTTTTTGTGAATTTTAGATCGGAAGAAGATTATATTCAGTTCATGAAAAAAATCAATAAAAATCCAGATCCAAAAACATCTGTTTTTGTTTATACAAAAGATAAACAAAATAGTATCCTTGATTTTATGGAATCTTAATTATGCTGTTAGCTGAAACCGTTGAAGATCTTCAAAATGAATGGCGCAATCCATACCTTCAATGGTATGCAGCAGGTATGCCAGCATTTAATACGTACGATATTTCACCATATAAACAGATTAAACTTAAGTTTAAAACTATGGAAGATCGTCAAGCATTTGCCGACTATCTAGAATATCCATTGACAGAAAAAACAAATGTGATATGGTATCCAGATAAGGGTAGAGAGAAGAATATTATGAACAGGATTATTGAAGATGAATGATATCTATCATACTAGATTTCCAATTTATATTATTTCCAAAGGTCGGTGGGAGTCTAGGTATACTTCCAAGGCTCTAGAAAGCATGGGTGTTCCGTATTTCATTGCGGTTGAACCTCAAGAGTATGAGCAGTATGCTGCAGTCATTGATCCCAAAAAAGTTTTAACACTACCTTTTTCCAATCATGGTAAAGGTTCTGGACCAGCCCGTAATTGGTGCTGGGAACATTCGCAGGCTAATGGATTTAAACGCCATTGGCTAATGGATGATAATATTTTTGAGTTCTGGCGCTTTCATAATAACAAACGCTATAGAATTGGTCGTGGTTCTGCTTGTTTTAGATCAGTAGAAGATTTTGTTGATCGCTTTGAAAATGTTGCTCTAGCAGGACTTCAATACAAGTTCTTTTGTGTTGATGATTATCCTTATCCTCCTTATATTCTAAATACACGAATTATGTCATGCTTTCTTATTGATAACGATTGCCCACATAAGTGGCGTGGTCGCTATAATGAGGACGTTGATCTTTCTATTCGAGTACTTAAGGAAGGTCTATGCACAATGCTTTTCTACTCTTTTCTATGTGGTAAAGCAAGAACCGGCACAATTAAAGGTGGTAACACTTCAGAAATTTACAACAATTATCAAGAAGATGCATCACTAAAAAAGTCTCAAATGCTTCTAGAGATGCACCCTGATGTGGTGACTCTACAGGAAAGATATGGTAGAATCCATCATCAAGTTGACCTTGAAGCAATCATTAATAAAAATGGTCAACCTGCTAGACTAAATCCACTTATTCTCAAAAAAGATGTAAAAATTGTGAATAAAAATGATAACTACGGTATGAAACTAATTCGTGAGTTTGGCACTGATCAAGCTTATGAGGATACCGAATATTCAATTGAAAAATATCCAAGCGGTAGGAAAAACTTTTAATGGCTCATATTTTTATTACAGGTATTGCTGGTTTTATTGGCTTTCATCTAGCACAAAAGCTACATGAAGCTGGTCATGAAGTTTCTGGGATGGATAATTTTAATGATTACTATGATGTAACTCTTAAAAATACACGTTCTGATATTTTAGATAAAAATTATATTTTTGTTTATCGACGTAATTTACTAGATAAAAATGATACTTTCTACACTTTAAAGAATGAAAAACCAGATATGGTCATTCATCTAGCTGCATATGCTGGTGTTCGACATTCATATGATCATGCTATGGATTATATCCAAAATAATATTGTTGCTACACAGAATCTTATTGAAGTGCTTGAAGAACTTAATATCAATAAAGCAATCTATGCTTCTACTTCTTGTGTCATGGCAGGCAATCCACTACCATGGAAAGAAGATGAACCTACTGGGCATCAACTAAATCCATATGGATATACCAAGCGCACAAATGAATGTCAATTTAAAACCTCTAAGATCAAGCAAAATATTGGTCTAAGGTTCTTTACTGTTTATGGTCCATATGGTCGACCTGATATGGCACTATTTCAGTTTGCCGAAGCTGCTGTAAAGGGTAAAACCATTGATGTTTATAATTACGGTGACATGAAGCGTGATTTTACTTATGTAGATGATATTGTGAATGGAATTGAAACCCTGATGTACCATATTTTAAATACTGAAGAAACCCAAGCAGAAATCTATAATATTGGGCGTGGGCAACAAGTTCAGCTTATGGATTTTATTTCAGAGATTGAAAAGAATATGGGTCACGAAATCAAGAAAAATCTAGTTCCTCGTCATCCTGCTGATACACTAGAAACTTGGTCAGATACCACAAAGCTTCAAGAACTTGGATGGAAACCAAAAGTTTCTATTTCAGAAGGCGTGGCTAAATTCTGTGAATGGTATAAGCAATATTATGGTGTAAATTATGATAGCAAAATGGGATAAAATTTTTCTTGAACTAGCCAAGAATATTAGTACTTGGTCTAAAGATCCATCAACTAAAGTTGGTGCTGTTGCAGTTGGTGATAAACGTCAAATCCTTGCAACTGGTTATAATGGATTTCCTAGAAATATCGGAGACTTTTCCGACCGACTAGAAAATCGTGAAACTAAATATAAGTACACAATTCATGCAGAAATGAATTGCATTTATAATGCAACATTTAATGGCGTGAGTTTAAACGGTTCAAGTCTTTATATATATGGCTTACCAGTATGCTCTGAATGTGCTAAAGGCATTATTCAAGTTGGTGTAAAACGTGTGTTTATGTGCTATCCAGAATCTATTCCAGAAAAGTGGGATACAGCTGGGATGCACAGTAGACAAATGTTTTATGAAGCAAATGTTGAATTTTTTAAGGAAAAAAATATAATATGAGTGTGACTTATGGAACAATAGAAGTAAATTTGGATGCGCCAGATACATCTGATTTTACTTTACAACAATATGAAACTTACGATAGTATCCCAAGTATTGATTATAAATACTCTGAAGATATGATTATTCAGGATTTATCTGAGTACATTAATCGCACCTATGGTGAGCACTATAAAGCACAAGATGAAGTTGAATGCTTTGATGCTTGGATTGCTTTAGGCACTGCTTCCGGTACATTCCGTGATACTGCAATGAAATATCTATGGAGATATGGCAAAAAGAACGGAACTAATAAAGATGATCTAATGAAAGCTTTGCATTATATCATGTTACTACTTCACAATGATTTTTACAAAAAGGGCTAAATGAATGGAAATTAAAATTGATATGGATGTCCTCCGCCAGAGGAAGTTATTTGTAGCCACACCCATGTACGGTGGGCAATGCGCTGGTATGTTTACCAAATCAGTAGCAGATTTAGCAGCAATTTGTTCTGCAAATGGTCTGGATCTTAGATCATATTTTCTCTTTAACGAATCTCTTATTACTAGAGCTAGAAACTATTGTGTCGATGAGTTCATGCGCTCTGATTGCACACATATGATGTTCATTGACTCTGATATTGGATTTGATCCACGAGATATTATTGCAATGCTTGCCCTTCAATCAGAAGAATCTGAATATGATGTTCTTGCAGGACCATACCCAAAGAAAACAATTTCTTGGGAAAAGATCAAGATGGCAGTCGATAAGGGTATTGCGGATGAAGACCCATCGGTTCTAGAAAAGTTTGTTGGTGATTATGTTTTCAATCCAAAAGCCAATACAACACAAGTAAGAATTGATGAACCAGTCGAAGTTTCTGAAGTCGGTACTGGATTCATGATGACCAGACGTTCAGCTTTTGAAAAGTTTGCAAAGGCTTATCCTGATTATTCTTATAGACCAGACCATGTTCGTACTGAACATTTTGATGGTTCTCGTGAAATCATGCAGTACTTCCAAGCTGAAATTGATCCTGTTTCAAAGCGTTATCTATCTGAAGACTACTGGTTCTGCCAAAAGCTAATGGCTATCGGTGGAAAGATTTGGTATTGCCCATGGATGAAACTACAACATGTTGGTTCTTATATCTTTGGTGGATCACTTGCTGACCTAGCATCTATTGGAGCCCCTGCTACTGCAGATCCTTCTCAACTCCGTAAAGGAAAGAAATAATATTATGAATAAAGTTTATATTCTACTTGATCGTTCTGGTTCAATGGCTTCAATGTGGAAGCAAGCCATTGACGGTATCAATTCTTATGTAAGGAATATTGAAAATACCCAAATTATGATTGCTGCTTTTGATACAGTTGATTATACAGTTGTAAGAAATTGCACAAAGGAAAACTGGGATCCATTAAGTTATAATGAAATTACTCCTCGTGGTGGAACTCCACTTCTAGATGCTTCTGGTAGAATCATGTGGTCTATGCATGATTCTAAGGCTAAAAGAGCAATCTTAGTTGTAGTCACTGATGGGCATGAAAATTCATCAACCAAGTTCAAAGCATCTGAAATCAAGGACATGACTAAGAAGTTGACAACTGATTTAAATTATGATATAGTCTTCCTAGGTGCTAATTTTGATGGCATTGGTGAAGTTGCAAATAAAAATTTCGGGTGGAGTGACCAATCTAGAATGGTGCAAACCTCTGTTAGAGGATTTGGTGATGTAATGGTTGGTCTAAGCGCTAAGACCTCAGATTATTTTACCACTGGTGCAAAAGCCACTGCATTATATAATGCAGATGAATTAAGTAAAGCAAAGTCCTAATAGGAGATTATATTATATCATGAAGCTAAGTGCCCGTACTCTACATCTACTAAAGAACTTCAGCACAATCAATCCTTCCATTGTGCTGAAGCCGGGAGGGATTGCAACAACAATCTCTCCTAACAAGACTATTCTAGCCCGTGCATCCATTGGTGACGAAATTCCAAATGTTGTAGCAATTTATAATCTCAGTAGGTTTATTTCTACACTATCATTATTTGAAAATCCTGATTTGGATTTTAGTGATAAGTCCGTCCGAATTTCCGATGGAAATCGTAGTGTTGTGTATCATTATGCTGATGCATCTATTATTATGGTGCCACCTGAAAAGCAAATTAAGCTTCCATCAACAGATGCTGAATGCTTTATTACCAATAAGGACTTTCAGAATATCACAAAAGCACTTAGTGTTCTAGGTCTACCAGAAATTGCCATTGTTGGCGATGGTGAAAATATTTCACTGCAAGCAATTGATACCAAGAATCCAGCGGATACATTCAGTATTACTGTTGGTCAATCTTCAAATGTTTTCCGTGCCATTTTCAAGTCTGAAAATCTCAAAATTATGGATGGTGATTACACCGTATCTATTTCCTCTAAAGGTATTTCTCAGTTTGTTGGTACTGAGGTGTCTTATTGGATTGCGGTTGAGGCTACTTCTACTTTTTAATTGAATTGTGTGCCTAATCCATAAGATTAGGCACTTTATTATGGAGATTGTGAATGCTTGAACATATTCAGTGGGTTGAAAAGTATCGTCCAAAGAAGGTAGCAGATACCATTCTTCCGTGCGAGCTTAAGTCAATCTTTCAGGGATTTGTAAATGCTGGTAATATTAATAACATGACTCTAGCAGGCGGTGCAGGTGTTGGTAAAACAACTATTGCACGTGCCATGCTAGAGGAACTTGGTTGTGATTATATTGTTATCAACGGTTCAATGAACGGTAATATTGATACACTACGAAATGAAATTCTACAATTTGCTTCATCTGTTTCACTTATGGGTGGCAGAAAGTATGTCATTCTAGATGAGGCTGATTATCTTAACCCAAACTCTACACAGCCAGCTCTTCGTAACTTTATGGAAGAGTTTTCTAAGAACTGTGGTTTTATTCTTACCTGCAATTATAAAGATCGAATTATTAAACCACTACATTCTCGAGCACCAATTATTGAGTTCCGTATTCCAAAGAAAGAAATGCCAAAACTTGCTACACAATTTATGAAGCGAGTGGAGATGATTCTTACTACTGAGAATGTAAACTATGATAAGCAGGCAGTTGTGGAAGTCATCCAAAAATTCTTCCCTGATTGGCGTCGAATTCTAAATGAACTCCAGACATACTCAATTAATGGCAAAATTGACTCTGGTATTTTTAGTTCTTTCACCACAGCCACAGTGAAGGAAGTGATTGGTCATTGTAAGACTAAAAATCTAGAAGGTATCCGAAAGTGGATTCATGATAATTCGGATTCTGATTCAACATCAATCTTTAGGGCTGTCTATGATAACTCTTCTGAACTATTCACAAAGCGTTCCATTCCGGCTTTAATTTTAAAAATTGCCGATTATCAGTACAAGGCCGCATTCGTTGCCGATTCAGAGATCAACCTCATGGCTTTCTTTGTTGAGGTTTGCATGGAGTGCGAATTTGTATGAGTCAAACATCAAC